CAATCGGCCCACAAGTTCAGACAACATCTGGAGACATCTCAGTGGTATACCAAGGAGACGTTATCTTAGGTCGTCTAGCTATGGGAGCAGATTCTCTCAACCCAGCAAGTGCTGTTGAGTTAATCGCCGGTGCTGCTGTATCTAACACAACTAGAGCTTTCTCTTAATTTACACTTTTATATGGGGGCTTCGGCTCCCTTTTTTCTTATGGCTTCCACAACTATTGACATCGACACAAACCTGTCCGCAGTAAATAATATACTGGGGGCTATCGGACAATCACCACAGACAACATTAAACTTTGACAACCCAGAAGTAGCAGTAATTTTTAACCTACTCCGAGATGCCAACGTAGACACGCAGGCAGAGGGGTGGCACTTCAACACAGAAAAACACGTCAAGTTTAGCCCAGATACAAACGGTAACATTGCTATAGGTAATGATATATTGTCTATGGATTTACACGACAACCGTTTTGATAGACGTAAAGATTTAGTACGTCGTGACGGTAAGATATATGATAAGATAAAACATACAGATGTATTTACAGAAGACCTTGATCTTGATATTGTACGCTTGTATCAGTTTGAAGATCTACCTACAGCATTTAGACGTTATATCACCTACAGAGCCTCTAGAGCAGCAGCTACACAGCTTGTCGCTAACCCGCAGCTTGTAAAATTACTGGCTCAACAAGAAGCCCTGTCTCGTGCAGCTCTTATGGAGTACGAGTGCAATCAAGCAGATCACAACATGATGGGCTTTGAAGATGAAACTCATTACAGAACTTATCAACCATTTAGAAATCTAAGGAGATAATGGCAGGCATAACACAAACTATACCTCAATACTCACTAGGAATGTCAGAACAGCCTGACCAGCTTAAATTTCCCGGTCAGGTAAAAGAGGTAACAAACGCAATACCAGACATAACCAAAGGACTATTTAAAAGGCCGGGTGCTAAAAGAATCGGAACTGATAAACTAGTCGATGTACAGAGTGGTGGTTCGTGGTTTCATTATTTTCGTGACGAGACTGAAGGATCTTATATAGGTCAAGTAGCAGCTGATGGTCAGGTACGCGTGTGGCGTTGCAGCGACGGTCAAAAGATGACTACAGCTTATGGCACAGGTGGCCAGACAGCTATACAAAACTACCTAGCAACAAGCAATCCAGAAAACTTACAATTCCTTACTATCAATGATACCACCTTTGTTAATAGCCGTGATATTAATAATGCTAACACTCTCGTTGGGGCAACAGGAACTACAGATGCTACTCCAAATCCTCACTTTGGGTTCTTAGAACTACTACGTACAGAAAACGGCAGGCAGTATGGTATAAACATACATGGTTCTAATACACAAGCTACTAACATTACACGAGCGACTAGGATTAAAGTTACAAGTCATAGCCTCGATGAAGGTGATGGATCAGGGCATTGCCCCGGTATAGGCACAGAAGTATATAGTGCTACAGCTGGTCAAAGCCATCCACCTAATAGTGGTATTGTATCAGTAAAAAACAGTAATGGCGTACTACAGACATCAGGTAAAAATAACTTAATATTTCGTATTACTGCACTGGGGCAGCAAGGCGTTAGCCCTAACTATAGTGCTAGTAGTGATGGCCCAGACGGTGATAACTATAGATGTAGCTATAACATCGAAGCTACATTACTACATGGCGGTGAAGGTTGGGCTGTCGGAGACGTAGTAAGAGTACACCCAACGCATGCAGCTTCAGCTAGTAATACAGATGGACAGGCATTTATAGAGGTTAGCGTATTAGATACAGAAAATACTGTAGTAAATGCTACAGTCAATACCTCTTCTAACGGAGACGGAGTTATACGTCCAGAGCCTACACCTTTTGACGCTGATACAGCTGTTACTGCTGATACTATTATTGGTGGTATTTTAGCTGAGTTACCTAGTGGGATAACTGGTAAACATATAGGTAATGGTATATACTTTTCTAGTGCTAACCCTTTTCAGTTAGAAGTTGTAGAAGATGATTTGATGAGATCCTTTCAATCCTCTGTTAACGATGTACAAAACCTACCTAACCAGTGCAAACACGGTTATATAGTCAAAGTATCTAACGCCTTACGTGCAGAAGAAGATGACTACTACCTTAGATTTGATGGTCAGAATAACAAAGATGGTTCTGGTTCTTGGTCTGAGTGTGCAAAACCGGGTATACTTAAAACTCTAACTAACATGCCGTTGGTTATACAACGTACAGCTACCACGACATTTACTGTTAAGCAGTTTACGTATGCTGAAAGAGAAGTAGGTGATGATATAACTAACCCACTACCTAGTTTTCATGGTAAACGTATAAACAGAGTATTGTTTTTCCGAAACAGGCTAGCACTTCTATCAGGAGAAAATGTAATAACATCAAGACCGGGAACTCTCGGTACACCTGATTTCTTTATAGAAACAGCTCTTACAGTATCAGCTAGCGACCCTGTAGATATATCTGCTGCATCAACATTTCCGTCAGAACTGTTTGATGGTATAGAAACTAACACAGGTTTAGTAGTATTTAGTACAAACCAACAGTTTTTACTTGCATCAGATGATACAGTTTTTAACCCTGATACTGCAAAGTTACGAAGTATATCAACATTTAATTACAACGAAAGTATACAACCTATCTCATTAGGTACTACAATAGCTTATGTCGATAACTCTGGTAAGTTTAGCCGATTCAACGAAATGGCAAACATACGACGAGAAGGAGAACCAGCTATCGTTGAAGTCAGTAAAGTTGTACCTACATTATTACCAAAAGACATAGACTTACTTACAAACTCTAGAGAAAACTCTATAATACTGTTAGGTAAAACAGACTCAGATACTGTCTTTGGTTATAAATATTTTCAAATATCTGAGCAGCGACAACAGGCTGCATGGTTTAAGTGGAAACTAAACAATCCATTAGTGTATCATTTTATTATAAATGACGAATACTTCTTCTTAGACAGCGATTACTACTTACAAAGTATCAAGCTAGTGCAGACTGAAAACGATCCAAGTATAGTACAAGATGAAACAGAGTTCTTATTACACGTGGATAATCATACTACTGTTAGCGGTGGTAGCTTTGACGCAGCTACGAATATCACAACCTTCAGTGGTGTGGGGTGGCTAAACACAGTTACTACACCAAACCATGACCTAGTAGTTATTGATACAAATACCAGTGCATCACGTGTTGGTAGATATGCTAAGGCTACAGTATCAGGTACAAGCTTTACTTTACCGGGTAAATGGGATGGTGTAACATTAGTTATAGGTTACATATATCCATACGAGGTTAAGTTTCCAAGATTTTATGCTACCGCAACTACACAAGGTAAACCTAGATCTGATGTAAACTCCTCGTTAGTACTACATAGACTTAAGATACATTTCGGTAAGATAGGTCTTTATGAAACTACACTTAAAAGAGTTGGTAAATCTGACTACACAGAAGTATACGAATCTACACAATTAGATGAGTACGATGTATCAGATGCACCATACCTTGATGAGTTTATACAGACTATACCTGTGTATGAAAAGAACGAAAACGTTGATGTAATACTTAAATCATCACACCCTGCACCAGCTACCTTACGTTCGTTAGCTTGGGAAGGAGATTATTCACCTAAATATTATAAACGTGTCTAATTACATTCACCCACTCACATTAGAGGCTGCTACAGAAGTGGCCTCCAACCTACGTCCAGACGACCACAGAGAGGTACAAGAGGGGCATGGGATAGATCCTACCCTCTTACCAGTTCTCATGGTTCACAACCCATCCTACGTGTATTTCACAGTGCCTGACGGCAAGACTGCTGGCATGGCCGGAGTAGGAAAAGATGGTGATATATGGATGCTATGCACTCCTGATATACACCGATATCCAATTACATTCGCAAGAGAAGCGAAGCGGTATGTCGATAGCCGCGAAGAGCGACTCCTTTGGAATATAGTTGATAGCAGAAACACAGCACATCTAAAACTGCTGAAGTTTCTTGGCTTTAAGTTTTTACGTAAGTTAAAACATGGGCCGAACAATGTAACATTTATAGAATTTTGCCGTGTGCGTAGACGCTAATGCAGGGGCTAGAGCAGCCGCTAGAGAAAGAGCTGCTCAAAAAGATGCTATCTTTGCCCAAGAAAAATTAAAGTTTTACAATAAAGAAACACAGCTCGAAAGAGCACAAAATAGAAATGTCATAGGTTTTTCTAGAGATAGATCTGATGCCTATGCAAAAGCTATTGCGGCTCAAGGCCAAGGTAGATTACAAATAGAGAAAGCAGCTCGTGCTTATTTTAGATCAAAAGGAACAATAAACGAAGGCGGTAGATCAAGAAAGTTTGGTACTGCTAACTATCAAGGATTTCTAGCAGCTCAAGCTGAAGTCGAAGGTGTACTAGACAACGTGTTAGGTAGAAACATGGCTTATGCTAGAGAAGGTGCTAGACGACAATTCCAAGTTAAGAACGCTCAAGCTAGAGAAGCACTTGGTATTCCAGCTTCATACGGTGCTCCTGTAATGATGCCTCCTACAAACTATCTAGGCGGTGCGTTACAAGTTGCAAGTCAGGTAGCAAGCATAGCTTCTGGTGTAGGTGCTTTACCTTTTAATTTTGGAGCTACAGCAGCTGCTCCCGTTAGTTCAAGTTTTGGATTAGGAGTATCATCATCATTTGGTTCTTCATTCAATAGTTATGGTGGACTTATAGGAGGATTATTCTAAATTATGACATCATCATTCCAAACCGTCGTAGGTACTCAACGTGATGCAGTACCTAGTTACGGAAACGTAGATAACTACGCAAAAACAGAAGCTGATCTAACAGATAAAGTAGTTGAACAGATAACTGCTAACCAAGAAGATACAGTTAGATTTTACAACGAGCTACAAGAAATACAAAAAGAGTTAGCTGAGCGACCTTTAAAGAATCTTGAATCATTAGCACAGTTCTCAGGTCAAGCACAGAAAGCCGCTAAAGCTATACA